TTACCACAGAAAAAGGTTGTAGCTAACACCTACACCGGCATATATTCCAGATGGATAGCCATAGCCGACTTGCATCCCCAATCCCCAGCGTTTCTTTCTAGGTGTGATAGTATGGTAAATATCATTCGTCACCGTCTGATATACAGTCTTTGGAAATATCTGCAAACTATCAAGCCTCGGACGATAACCACTCACCCATGCCCGGTAAAGACTATCCTCATAATAAGCCTGCTCACGATGAACAACAGTGTCACCAATACGAATAGTATCTGTTAGCTGGAAAACTAACAGAGGTGCCATAGGTGCAGAGATAAGCAAAGTATCAACCTTGACTACTGTATTTACCTTCGTTTCGGTACGTATTTCTGCCGGCAAAGGCTCGTGCGGACGGAACCAAACAGCCACACAAGCCACAGCCAGCAATATTACTAATATCCAAGGTAGCTTTTTCATAGAGCAAGCACTTGTTTACGGTTTGCCCCTTCACGATAGCTCACGTGTACCCAAGCAAAGTTCTTCTCGTCAATGAGCTGGTCAAAAGGGAGCCCCAGCGATTGAATCAGATAAAACAGCCTTTTGTTTTCCTTCGGACTTCCACCGGTTATATCTGCCGCCCGTCCAGTCATGTGGTCGCTCGTAGCTGAACCTTTCACGGCTTTATTGAGTGCCGGGCAACGGAAACCACTGTTCACCCGTATAGGCTTTCCGTAGGCGTCCCGTAACGGATCGAGAACATTATCCACTAATGCAGTCATATTGACTACATGTTCCTTCTTACATCGGTTATCAATTCTCAACCGGTCGGCAGTATCTGATTTACAGAGTTCTGCGATTGTGAAATATTTCATAAGCCTTTGATTTTACATAAAAATACGTTATATTTGCAGAAACGTCTTTGTTTATCATTTAGTTGCAAAACTTATACGAGAGGAAGCCGTTGCGAAACTCCTTCCTCCAACATCAATAACCATTCTGAGGAATACGTTCGCCGCATCTCTTTTTCTCGCAACGTTTCAGAGCCAGCTCAAGTTTAAGATTAGAGTTGTCTTCCTTTAATGCGAACAATTCATCCTGTACCCCTCTTAAACGACCTGTCTGTTCTACAAATCGTTCCTCTTTCTCGGACAGCTGTTTTTGCAGGAACTCATTGTATTCCCGCAAAGCCTTGAATTCCTCAGCATCCGCGCGGGCATCATCAATGCGCGCATTCGTCTTGCGGCTCATCCAGAACTTTGCAAGCTGTTTGATACCTTCAATACCGCCCAAAGCGGTTATCAATATGACCCAATCATTTAAGTTCATACTACTTTATTAAGCCTATGCGGGTGTTCAGGACCGTACATGTTTTAATCACCCCGTCTTTACGCATCTTGCAGATCAACGGTTCTATAAACAGGTTTGCTTTCTGCCTTTCCGCTTCGAAACGCTTGTTCTTGCTTGTGTCAGGAACTACCATGGACCCGCCATAGGTTTGAATCTTAATGCCTGTGGTGGTACTGTTCTGATCCGCTATTTGCAGATACCGGGCGAACGCATAGTAACAGATAACTTTCTCCGCCCCGGCGTAGTCCTCCCCGTCGGGGATGTACTTCTCAGGTATGGCGGCATACATTAAGTCCGTTTGGGGCAGGATGTCAAGTAGATCGGCCTCAAAAAAGGCCTTTTCTATCTTGTTATCCTTAACGTCCGTGGCGATTTCAAATAACTGCCGGAATAGTGCTATCGGATACGACATATTCATCAAATTTATTTTTAATTTCTGTAATCGCAGGGTCTAATTCGAATATCTGGAACAGTTCGCGAGATATGCGGTAACGTACCTTTGCGAGGCTGTTACGATAGACTTTCTGTAGCTCCTTGATAACCTCGCCCGAAGCGTTGGAAAACGTCATAAGAGAGCTGTCAATAAGCGGTAACGGTATATTGTAGGCAGCTATGGCAATGTCTTTGCGCAAAGGCTCTACATAAGCCTTGTACAAATCCCTGTCTATCGGTGAACCTAATTGATCCACCTTGATAAATGGCTTGTCGGTACCTACGTTTTCGTCCCTTACAGCAAGAACCGAACCCGCGTTCTCGCTACCCATCATCTCTGACAAGGTTTCCCTGAACTCATTCTGCGCTTGTTCCGTCTCAAAGTCTCCGTGCGAGACAATGGAACACATGTGGAAGCCTCGCCCCAAAGTTCGGTTAACGTACCTGCCGTTCTTGTCCTCCGCGCCCATTTCGTTGCGTACCGCATGGAACAGGCTCAGGGGATAAGGCCGGGTAGTGCCAAGGTTAACGTACAAAAGCTGCCCCGGATGGTTTTCCAATCCTCCGTAATCCTCTACCTCCACCGCGAAGTGATCAGGATCGTACGTCGGGTATTCCGTTGAGTTCTCCGCGACGTTGGTAGCTTTGATATTCTCCTTAAGCCAGTTGTTGAAAACGCGCCACCTTTTAATGGTCGGGTCTTTTCGATAGTTATCGTGCAGTTCCGCCCGGACGTATTCGAACGGAACGGTATACACGTCAACAGGCTTGTAGCCCGAAGAGGTGATCCCGTATTGGATTATCCATGCCCAGCCCTTAAAACGGGAAATATCGTTGGCGGTGGTCTCTAATATGTCGTTCATGTTATAACCGTTTCCGTTCGTCTTCTCTGCGAATTCCTTGTTTTTAAAGCCTTCGCAGATAATGTTTTCCGTCATTTTTTCTACTGCCGCGCTTGCCGTCTTAGAGGCGTATATAAGCTCCGATATTTCCTGCGGATACAAGTTTCCCTCCCCGTAGTTAATTATCTTATCGCTTGTATTGGCGGTTAATTTTAATGCTCTTTCAACAATGAGCTTGCAGCGGTTATAACCTAACATATTATTTCTTCTCCAATAAGTTAACGAATTGATCCGCGTATGCGGGGTTTTCTTTCATCAGACGTTCGGCGATCTCGTCCGTCATATTGGCGGCTTTATAGATAACCCCGTCTACATAGTGGACGATACGCGCACCCGGCTTCATTGCCCATTTGTACACCTTACCAGTCAAATACTTCTCTACGTACCATAAATTTAGGTATTCCATATCCATGTGGCAATTGTAGTCCAGTTTCAGACCTGTATACTTATAGTAGGCCTCTACTTTTTCCTCCAAAGTGTTAAGCTCCGGAACGGGTTCTTTGTCAGTTGCCTGTTCAGTATCAGTTGCCTGTTCAGCATCAGTTGCCGGAACATCCTGTTCTTTGTCAGTTACCGGAACTTCTTGTTCAGTAGTTACCGGAACATTATCAGTCGCATGTTCAGCATCAGTTGCTGGAACATCCTGTTTTGATTTATTTGTTGCCATTATAAAGTTGTTTATAAGATTAGTAAACTAACGAGGTTGGGTAATCTTCCGACCGCGTATAAAGTTAAGTTGCTGGTGTAGATAAAGCCTCATAATCTGCTTTAGTAAGGTTGTAAATGGTAGTTCCTACCTGCCAATCCTCCACTCCGAAAGTTGTACGAACAAATCCAATTCCGTTGCTTGACCCCTCTACAGATAGAACCTCTAACGGCGCGCCAAGACCGTAAACCTTGTAAATACCATTTCCGTGATCTACTGCGATAACGTATTGACCGTTCATTCCGCCCGTCCACGCCCTACCCGTATATTCGTTATTGTTTGAGGCATTGAATAATGTAGCCTCTATAGATATATCGTGTTGCTGAGGATATACCTCACCGCCTTTCATAGCTATATTTACCACCAACGCATTATTACCTGCTTCCAAGTCCCACGCCTGTTTTCCTGCTATCATTGTAATGGATGCTTCCGGAGTACCAGTGGAAACAGTAAAACTCGATATATCAGAGGCGTTAATTATCTTTGCGCTTACAGGCCTTCCTATTTGTGCGGGCGGTGGCGCACCGCATGTTAAAGATCTATTTGACCCTATCGTTGTTAAACATGACATATCATTTTTCTCCTTTCTTTTTAGTAAACTGCCGCATCGTACATAGCGACATAAGTAGATTGCTGTACCTGCAAACTATCCTCCCCAATAAACTGCTCAGGGGTTCCCATAGTCACCGTGATCCAGTTCCCGTTATCGTGAGTTGTACGGTCATAAGCCGTTGCGGATAACCCATAGTATAAACCGTAAACGCGGTATGTAGCGTTTGCCTCTTTTGTAAAGAGTACGAACGATCCGTTCGGCATAGCTCGTAAAACATTTTCACGGAGTGTAAAGTTATTCACGGCGGTTATAGTAAGAGACGCCGAGAAAGATAAAGCATTCGGAGCACCCTCATTTACTTTTAGACTTTCTGTAACTACTAACGTCCGTTTAGGGGTATCAATCTTAAATGCTTTTGCGCCACTCTTTAGATTTACGCTCGTAACTATTGATGTAGCTGTAGGATCAAAAGCGAAAGACGTTATATCTTCTTTGTTAAATATAAAGGCGTTTTCTATTCCCGTCGCGCCCGTATCACAGTCATACGCGAACCCGCCTGCTAATTTTGATATACATGCCATAATTATGCTGATTTTGAGACTATTTCATTAACTGCTGTAGGTTCTGTATCTTGTAAAAAGTTACCAGACGAACCATCAGGAGATGTTAAAGTAACGGTTATAAGCCCACCATTAGCATTGGAATCGTAATCATACCCTGAGCACTCTAACGGTGAGATAGAACCTATGAACATATATCTTAAGTTGTTCATCTGTGCCATTGCATAAAATCGACCTCCAAGCAACCTAATACCTGTGCCTGTAGGAAATGCGGGAATTTTAAACATTACAGTAGCATCTACTTTGTTAGACGCGTCCATAGTCCTAACTGCGGAAGTTATCTGGATATTTTGTTTATATCCCTCAACTTTGTAGCTTTTAGACCCTGCCAAAAAAGTAGCGGTTCGTATTGACCCATCAGAAGCAAAAGTCAACGTTACATCCTCCACGTGCATAAGATATAAATTTTTTACTCCATTTGTGGGTATCGTACAGGAAGTAAGGATACTACCAGTAAGTTTTGATAGACAAGTTTTTCCCATATTATTTCTATTAATTGGAAAAAGGGTTCAAGTTTTTACTCCTAAACCCTTTAGTTATTTTTATTCGCTAGGTCTTACGGTCAACCACAACTGCATTTTCTCGGGCGCTACCAGCATTGCGTCAGCAGCAAACAAAGTCTGTGAGTAGTAGTTACGGCTCTTAGCGTCCTGAATGAACGGTGAAATAACCGTTTCCGCGCTTTCCAGTGCAAGCTGAATATTGTCTTTCGGAGTGAAAGCAATGAACGCCGTATCCGCGCCATCTGCCAAAGCGGCGTTAGACACGTGGCGCAAATCTGTAACCCTGTACCCTTCAAAGAAATACTCAGGCCTTCCGTCAACCAAGAAACTTTGTGCCGCGCTGTTGCCTTTGTCTTCCAACAGGTTTTTGTACAGTCGCATGACGTTGGATGATACGAAGAACTCCGAGCGATCTAAAGTGTCCGGGCGCTGGCCGTCAACGCAAGCGCGAAGGGCTGTAAGAACGCCTTCGGTGGTAAGAGTCAACGCGCCTTCGGTCATTGTGGAGTCTTTATACTGCTTGATGATACCACCGTTAGTAAAGATGCCGTATCCTGTGGCCGAGCTTGTAACGTCGCCATCCAGCCAAGCCAAACGCAACAGGTCCGCTTCCAGCACTTTCAGAACTTCCGCCTGAATGAATCCCGCCAATTCTGTTTCGGAGAAATTGTCGTCGAGATTGATTCCGCGCGCTACCATCTTGCCCCACAAGTTTTGCAAGCAGATTTCGATCGGCAACTCGATAGGCGCCATGGTGTAATACTTAACCTTGTCGCTGATCGAGTCGTAGAAGTTTGTTCCACCACAACCCGCGGATTTTTTCAGCGCTTTGTCCGCTGCAGTAAGAGACACAACAGGAGTGTTGTTTGCGATACCGTTCAGTACGGTAATACCTCTCGAGATTTCACCAGCCAAGCCGACGGTCAACGAGATCACATCGTTAAGGCTGTTAAGATTTAGTTTATTAAGGTCAGTAAATGTAAATGCCATAGTCTTTTTTGTTTATTTGTTATAAAATCTTTTAGCAGCTTCGGAAACTGCGGATTTGCTTAGTTGAGTCTTGCCGGTTCTCGGCATTCCTGATCCCGCCGTGTTCGGCGTACGGGTTGCACGGTTGAACTGCGCGGTCAGGTTATTAACAGAGGTCGCCATCGAAGATACGGAAGCCTCCAAAGCGGCAAGGCGGTTTGAGAACTCGTCGGGAACGCCACCCGATCTACGGGTTTCGCGGCCGATCTCTCTTTCGTCTCTGATCTCGTCCTCCTGCTCATCGCGCGGGTCTTCGGACGGTTTGACCTCGGCGATCATTCCGTTTTCGATTCGCAAAACCAGAATGGCGTCGTCGACTTTGATACGGATTTCGCCGTCGGGATGTACGTTACCATCGCTATCGAAGACCTTATCGCCGATAGCCATGATTTCGCCCTTGGCTTCAATCGTTACTTTATCGCCGCTTACCGTTTCCACGGTCTCAGTGGCAAAACTGCTTTTCTTTAGCATTGATGCAAAAGCACTGAAAAATTTGTTCATTTTCTTTTCTTTTTGGTTATTATTAAATAGACTTGAAGTGGCTGCGGGTAAACCCACAATGTCGCACGCATATATTTCGACAAATCTCGTAACATCTATTGCAGTACCGTTCAAAATCCTTTCGTCCATACCCATAACGGAAATGCCTAACATTTCAGGCTCTTTTGCGATCATTGTCGCGATGAAGGCGGCTTCGTTAGGATACGCCTTTTCCAAAGCTTCGGACATCTCGAAATCTGCGTAGGCGACCCCGTTATCATAAACGAAATTGGTGAATCTGCCTAAATACCCGTCCAGCATATCTTTGCCGTTGTGGGTACGTCTGCAATGAACGGGCTTTTCATTCCCTAGCGCTACAACGCTCTGAACGGCATCGTTCGTAATGTTTAACGGGTATATACCGCCTTCCCATTCTCCGACGTTGGCGGTAGTACCCGACTGAATGATTCTTAGTTTTTCAAATTTCATAAATTCCGTTTTGTGCAAAAATAGACGGTTGAAATACAACCGCCATTTCTGAGTGAGTCGTTTGGTTAATAGCTTGCTAAATTTTGAACTACCGCAACGTCACTCTGTCCCGAGTTTATATCCTGAACGGATACCACCGGGTTAGGCATGTTTGCAACAGCGCCGATAACAACCCCTGCCAATTGGTTTATACTTTCATTCGACAAACGTATGTTATCCATCTGACGGGTTAAGCGGTTGGCCTCCGAGATGCTAGCCACCATGCCGCCGTCGGCGAACTTGTACAGGCCAGAAGTAGCGAACGAGTTTCCCCCGTGCGCCTCGTTCAATGCCGATAACGCGTTAATCGCGGCACTCGCGGACCGCTTCATAATATAAACGTTCTCGCCTCCCTCAGCCTCAAATACCTGCCCGTTATCTCCCCGGAACGTTACGCCACCCTGAGCGTGAGACCTTCCGACGATCTGACCGCCTTTCGCGTACTTCTTAACACTGGTATTGACTTTCGTGTCAGGGTCTTTCTGCTTGGCGATAGACATTACTTGTTTCATACCGAAAGCGATAACGATAGCTGCCTGTGCGATACCAAGGATACCGCCCTGCGCCAATGCTTTAGTTGCGCCCAGGTAAGTATTGATAGTTGCTTGTACAATTCCAAAGGCTTTTCCGGCCTCGCTTTCCTCGCCGAGTAAAGAAGACATCTGGCCTGCCAATCCCGCCGCCATTGTCAACTCAGCGTTAATTCGCGCTCTGGCTAGGTCTTCCTTTGCTTTCTCGTACTTCTGCTGCACCAATGTAGTATCCGCGCCTATTCTTTCGGCTGCTGCCATCTCCTGTGCGTATTGCGCGTCCAACTGTGCCTGCCTTAGATCATACTGGTTTGCTATCTCTGACATTTCTATCTCCTTGCGGTTGGCCTCGTCCATGGCGCGCCTTTCCTTGTCCAGTGCGGCTTGGTCGGCCTCCATTTGCTGTTGGATTTTCATAGTTTCCAACTTTAGAGCCGTTTCCTTGTTGGCGTATTCCTGCTGACTTATCAAGCCTTGTTCCAAGCGATAACGTTCAATCTCTAAGCTCTTATCAGCAAGTTCCTTTTGGTTAGCTAACTTGGTAGCATTCGTATCGTTGTTCAACTCGCGCTCCTTAATGGAAAGATCGAGTGTCGTTAAAGCTATCTCCATCTGTTTGATAGTTTCTTGCTGCAACTCTCGTTTCCGCTTCTCTGCTTCCTCCGTAGCTTTGATAGCCGCTTGTGCCTTTGCCTGTTCGGCTGCTGCTGCAGCGGCTGAGTTTTTAGCGATCTCCTGTTGTTCGAATGAACTTTGCTGAGAAATAAGTTCCCTTCGTTTGTCGGCATACTCCGCTTGCTTGGCTTGCAATGCCGCTAGAGCTTCCATCTCTCTACGTCTATCCTCAGCACTAGTATAGCTTAGCTCATTCTCTGCCTTAATTTGTTCATACTTTTGCTTAAGTATGCCTACCTCTATATTCTCCATTTGTTTCAACGTGGATAACCCTTGATTTGCGGCTGCTTCGCGTTCCTTAATGGACTTTGTTTGGTCGGCTATAATAGATTTTTGGTTAGCAAGTTCACGGGACATGGCAGATAATGTAGTCAAAGAGTCTGTTTCCATCTCGTAGATGGCTTGCTCCTGCCTTGTAAGCTCCTTTGCCGCATTCGCTGCTTTAGCAGTCTCACCCGATATCAGCCCTATAGTAGACAGCAGGGAAACAACCTTGGTTGATACCCAGTCTATCGCCTTGGCAACGCCGTTTAACATGTTCGTAATGCCGTCCAGTATGCGGGAAAATATCACTTCGAACGGGGCAAACGCGGCTTTCAGGTTCGTTGCCATCTCCGTGTTGCGCTTCATCAGCTTTTCGACCGTTGATATCAGCGTCAAGATGAGACCGACAATGGCAAGGATAGGATTAGCCCTCAGAACCGCATTAAATGACTTGACGGTTCCCATGGCACCCGACATGTTGGAGGCTAAAGCACCTGTAGCGCCTGATAAGCCTTTCGTATTCGATAGCGCCTCTTGAACACTTTCCGCGTAATTACCGACGTTACGCCTGTTGTCTCCTACAGCCTTCTCCATCTCCTTCAATCTGTCGGAAATTTCCTTGGTTTCGGTTGCAAGCTTTTTGCCCTCCTCCGTATTGTTACGGGTCTCGGCGCTCATGGCGTTTAGCTCCTTGGTGTTCTTGGCAAGTTGGGCGCGCAACGCGTTAACACTGCTCTCCTGACTTGTCAAAAGGGTAGTGTTAGCCTTTATCTCGGCGTTATTGTCCGCGATAGACTTGTTTGTCTCTATCATTGTTTTGGACAACTCCGTCTGAGCTTTCGTCGAGTTGGCTACTACCTTTCGATATTCTTCCTGCGATAGAGACCCCGCCTTAAACGCTTTACCTGCTGCCGTTACCTGCGCCTGCTCGTCTTTAAGTGCGGCACTGAGTTGCTTCTTCTTGTCGGCAAGTTCAATTGACTTCGCGATAAGCTCGTCCAGCGCGTCAAGCGCCCCCGACGAGTCTAACGATATATCCAATAATGTAACATTTTCTGCCATAATCGATAATTATTTGTTAATTGCTATCAGCGTAACCTGGGCTGTCTCTTTGGACGCGTCCCAACTCTGTAAACTTCTCAGGTAGAAATACCCGCCCAGCTCACCTACGAAATACTTGGCATCCATTTTCATTCCCAATACGTCAAAGTAACTCAGGTTCATGGTACAAGTAACCTGCCACCCGGGCGTAAACTTTGCGAAGTGCTGGTTAAAGTATGTCTGGTAGCCGTCGGGGGATGAAAACCAGTCAAGAACAATAAACCCCGTAGAACTTTGAACCATATCAACCGTCTTAGTAGCAGCCCTACCGGCAACAGGGAGATTGCTTTCCGGGCCGTTCGCTATCGCGTTAAGTGCCCGGTCAGAACCTCGGACGAATGCGGAAAGCTCTCCTACCTTGCACAGGTATCCCCGTGACATGTTGGATACAGGAGCGTACACAGCCGTGTCTATTTGAGCTTTACCCGTCCAGTTAACCACGGTGTCACTCACTATTGGGCGTAGTTTTAAGGAAAACGGATTCGGGTTATAGTCATAAGTCCATCCGAACGCTTTGCAGTAAGCTTGAACCAAGTCATACGCCTGTGTAAACCCTATGTCGAACACAGACGTGGTGGAGGCATCGGGATTCGATACCGCGGACACCCGCAAAGTAATGCCGTACGCCTCGGCTGCGGATAATCCCGTGTATGGCGCACGTACCGTACCTGTTCCTGCGCTGCTATCCGAAAAGTAAAAGTATGTAGCGCTGTTCTTCACGCCTCGGAGTTTTAAAAACTGCGACGTGTCCGCCGTATACTTATACGCCCCGTCCACGTAGGCAGACCCACGTGTAAACGCTATATACTCGGCACTGCTCCGGTTAGACACGAGGTATATAGTGGCGGGCGCGTTTGATGGCATTATGACAAAGCTGCCGGGTTGCGCGACTACTGAGAAATCCACACTGTCGAACTGCTCGATGGGGAGTGCCACTTGGTAGTTGGAGAACATCATGTTCATCGACGGGTAATACTGGCCGTCCAATGTAGGATACGACCGAACAAACGTAAGCGCCGATTCCCTATCCAGAACTGCGCCCGCCGTAGTGATTGCGTCGTTATCATTTATATCAAACCTATAATTTGGTACCAGACTACCGTATGACGGGTAATCTATGGCAGGTCGGTTTATCTGGTTGCCATACCCGTATGCCAAGGCGGAATCAAGTGATGATCTCCACTCGCTTGTACCGCCGCCCACAGGTCGTGCCATACAGGGAGCTTTTACATCGGATAACTTGTTCGCTTGATCTACCAAGGATATATTGTACGCGTCGTTAGAGGCGGTAACGTTTACTCTATACACACCCGACCCGATCGGGGATGCCAGACCTCCGAAACGTATTTCGGCAAAGAAAGGGGATTTACGCGTATACAGCCACGGGTAGCGGATAGCCCGAAACACACGGTCGTTAACTTCCGACCGCGGAACACTGATCGAACCAGAATAGCTTACCGTCGGTTCGGAGAACTCTATAGGATCAACGTTCTGCACGTTCAGTTTCACAGACCCGGCGGATAACCCGTCAAGCTTAATACCGTCGATTGTTATTGTAACTTCCATGTTTATGCCTCAATTAGTTCAAATTTACATTTCAGGTTAACCGACTTGCCCAGCGCACCGCCCTGAACGAGGTATGCCGTCGGATTGGTTACGGTAACGCGCGCCCACTGGTTGATGTCTATGGGGCACACTCCTTGGATATCCGCTGATCGGCAAAGCGATAAAATGGCCGTATTGTTCTCGTCCGTTATGGGTATGGCCAGCGTTATAGTGTACGACGTCACGCGCGCCCCGCCATAATAGTAGCTTTGCACCACGGGTTGTATCTGATAGGCATAAACGTGCAGCCAGTCGTAAAGCCCGTATGAGTTCAGCCATTTAAGCGTAACGCGTTTGGTACGGTCGGGGCAGTAAGGGTATCGGCGTTTATAGCGCGCATATCCCCATGTCCCGCCATTGCCGTTAACCCTGAACTCAATGTTGCTTAGGTTGGCGAGGTTCCACCCGTAGCCCTGCGCCACGTTTGTAGGCGTTCCAGAGGCCCCTTCGTTACGGTAGCCTATGTACTGGCTGGCGGCGCGTTGCCCGTACCACACCCTTTGCGTGTAGTAGTTTCCTACCAGAGGGGAGCTGCCGGATATGGCAAAGTCCGGGCGTTCAAAATACCCGTCCGAATAGTCCGACAAGTTTTGCAGGCTGGTGGACGTGGCAAACTTCGCGTATCTGGCTGGGCAGTGTATGACATAGAGTGCTATAGTGTACGCTGTTGATCCTTCCGTGTAAGATACGCTCACGTAGTCGTATGTGTTGGTGGTAGTAACCGTGCTTTTAAGAAGGGATTCGGCGGCTGCGGCCATCACGGACAAGTCCAATATCATATTTTCGTACACCTGTATGTAACCGCCGATTCCGGTATTCACGCCGTTACGCCAATATGATAGCCGTAATGACGTTACGTTCCCCGTGCCCGTAAGCTGTAAAGGTGTGTACAGGCTTGCCCCGATGGCTCCCACGTTAAGGTTTCCGCCGCCCGTTGCGGTATTACCTGTGAGTAAGTCTTTTATTACCATATCATTTACTTAAAATTGTTAGTAATTTGGTGGATACGATGCGGTTCACTTCCACCGTCAGCCGCTTAACCATATCAGGGTTGAGGATGCTACTCGCCACTCCGCCCGTATTGAACTCGTTGGGCACTTGTATGCCGTCCCGCTTGATGGCGTAGGCGATAGCCCATGCGGCTTCTTCGGGAATGTCCGTGCCGGAATTGGCGTTCTTGTCGCGTATCCATTTCTTTATCGCGGATACGGGCGGCATGGTTCCGGCCCTTCGTCCGTCCTCCATCTGGTAAATGTAGGCAGGGGCGACTATCTTTATGCTCTTGCCATCCTCTACGACTTTAGTCTCGCGGTCGAACTCGCCGGACGCGTTTAACTTCATCCGGTAATAGTTAGCTACGATTTCATCTCGTACGCCCTGCACCAACTTCACTATTTCACTGTCCATTAGCTGATATCCAATGTCGCCTCCCAACCCGACTTGATGCTATCATACTGGTTTTGCACTTTGCTCAGCCGTATGCCGCTAATCTCGTACCCGCAGATGAACGATTTCAGGAATTCCTGCATTAACAGGTCGGTGCGTACCAGCGTCTCAATCTCTACGGCATCATCGCGCATATACGCCGATACGCCCATGCAACGAACGACGATCGTATATGACACGGCGTTAGGAACGTTAGGGTCTACATAAGAGCCGCTAGACACATCCAGCGTGAAGAAATCATCGCTGATTTCGTTGGCGGCTACATTCTGTACTTCCGTGCCTCCGAACACGAGCGTCTTTCCCATCTGGAAAGCCCGCGCACTCGCTTTATTAAGTATATCTCCGAATGTCATAATCAACGGTATTTTTGTTGCTGTTTCTTAAGTTCTTTCTTCTCCTTCTCGATCTCGTCGTTACGCTTGGCAATGGCGAGCATCGCATCGGAGTAGTTCATCTTCTTGGCATCCTCAAAACTGCAGTGAAACAGTTCTGCGGTAATCTGTACAAGACCGAGCAGGTTCTTCGCCTGCCTGATGTTCTCGTCGCCTGTCAGCGCGCTTTCGCCCGTGTTACGCATATTCTGGAAAATGACGCGTTCCAGATTGTCGGCGTACTCCAATTGCTCGATTATGTACTTGTCGAGCTTGGCGGCGTCTAATAGCGTCGTAGGCGAATAATTGTCGTCCGTCCATGCTTCTATACGTCTGATGGGATTTTCGGCTCTACGCGTCTCCAAAATAGCCCATAGACCTATTTCTTCAATGCTCTTAAGGCGGTATACCGCTTTACCGTTACGCGTGGCAACCTGAGAAGGCTTAAGGTATTTGATAACGGCTTCAACAATTTCTCCTCGTCATGGGTCAGGGTTGCCATACCTTCGGGCGGCAAGTTGCAGATGCGTAGTAACACGGTCCGGTTCCTCAACATGGAGAACTTGAACCCGATTTTCCTTAGTAACTTTTTCATTTCGGACGGTATTTTCGTATTAAGTAATCAACTCCGTATCTCATCGCGTCCAGCGCGTGGTTCCAAGCGTCTATCGGCTCGTTGGTGTACGTGTCGGACGATTCGTCCTTGATCCACTTGTAGTTATCCAGCTCGTCCAGCATCTTGACCGAACGTTTGGTTACGTGCATCTTGAACTGTTTGACTTGTGCGATACCGCCCGCCACCGAACCGCGCCCCTTGATGCACGGCATTGCCTTCACGCGCTTTTGCTGCAGCTCTACGATCGACTTCTGTTCGGCATTGTCGCACACCGTCACTATGCGGTTAAGCCCGTTGGAGTTCAGGTATTCGGCGATGTTGGCGTTAAGTAGTCCTGTCTCATAGCAAAGCAGGTCTACGTACAGGTCCCAGCCTTCAAACCTCAGGTCAACTATCGCGGTCGGGTCATTCACGAACCCGAAGTCAAGACCGAGGCAGCGGCCTGTAAACGTCTCCGGCATATCCTCGATAACTTCGTACTCAGGGTAGACGTTACCCTCCACGCCGCCCGTCTCACCTTCACCGTACACTCGCCACCAGTTCGCATCGTTGCGGTTCTTCTCGATCGCGCTGATCTGCTCCTCGGTCAGGTACGGGTTATCCTTGTACGTTGAATGGATAGTGACGTATCGGTCGCCTACGAACTCCGTTTCCCCCCAGAACTTACGCACAGGGTTAAAGTCGATAATCACTTTTTTGCGGGTACGGATATCAAGCTGACGGAATGTCTCGCGCGGTATGCTTTGCGCCTCATTCACGAACAGTATATCGCGCGCGGGGCCGTGCACCTTGCTTGCGTTGTCAATGCCGAAGAACTCGATCATACTTCCGTTCTGATAGGTGTATGACCCTTCCGTCTTGTTGAATGCCTCTTCGTCCCATTCGCTTTCGGCGATCAGCATTTGGCGGAAATCCCGTTGCATGCCCCGTTTCACCATAGGCAGGGTCGCGGCAACACAGGACACGACAAGCGGCTTTTCGCAGCTTTTGCATAGTATGTGCAATAATTGCAACGCTGCCCATGTCTTACCGGAACGCGTACCGCCTTTGTTCGCTATACCTCGGATACGTGGGTTAACGAAAGCGTCCAGCAGCTTTTCAAACGTGAATGTCACGTTCATTAGATACCCCCTAACTTTTTAAGGTTTTCTACGGCCTCAGGGGACAATACGTTGATCTGCATGGCTTTCGTCCCTGCCTCCTTGCCGCCACTGGTTACGTCCTTAAGCTCGCGCAGACCTCGCAGTTTAGCCATGTACGTGGCATCCACCAGCCCGGCGAGCGCCCCTTCGTCCATATCGGTAGTGATAAGCTCCTTTATGAGGGAATAGCCGAGCAGCAGGTTCTCCGCCTCGACGTTGCCCTCTTCGGCTAGCTTGCCCAGCTTGTCGAGGTTCTTGTTAAAGTCCTTGATGCTCCAGCCTATGAACAGGCAGAATGCGCCGACAGACGGCGAACGTTTCTTCTCTATGGGTATCTTTTGCCCGGCCATTGCGCCGCCTTTAATTACTTCGTAGGTGAAGTACGGGTTATCCTTACAGAACTGCATGTACTCGGCTACGTAGTTGATGCATTCCTCTATGCTGTTAAGCGTCGCTCCATGTACGCCGCGGGTCTGGATTACCTCGTACAGCTCGCCGCACTCGCTGATCTTCTTTTTTGGTGTAGGCGCTACGCCCGTGGCTTGGCCTTTCTGTATGCCGTCCATCGAAGCGACGACGGTTTTCTTTTTTCCTGCCATGTGTTACGTTTTAGTGGGTAAAATGCGCGCGCGGTTTTGGTTATGGAACGCGCGAACGACACAAAAGTACACCCCGAAAATCGTAACCTGAAATCTGGGCGAGTCATCTGGCTACCGTATTACCTCGACAAAAGCCCATCCCCCTAACTCAGGCACCCATCTCCATACATGCCCGAAAGTCCTCGATGCGCCCATCCAAGAATAACGAATGATGTTACCGTCTTTGTCTACCGAATATTCCCGGGGTACGTCCCGTTCGTTCTGCTTCTCTTCCGCGTACTTCCTCATATCCCTAAACAAGTACTGCCTTTTATTGATATCCTGCTTATACGTGAAGTCCTGTTCGCGTATGTACTTGTACAGCTTATTAATCCATTTGCGGCATTCTGCGGCACTTACATCACCTTTACCGTACTTGTCTTTGCTTATGTCACGTTCGTGCCCGTAGCGGCGAATAAACTCCCAAATAATGAAGGTGTGCACGTTCATTGCATGCGCGATATCTATAAATCTAATCCTTTCCATGATATTTGGCTCTTAAATCTTTAATCTCATTCAGTAACCTATTAGATCGTCACGCTGATATATATTGTACTTCCCCATACATCGACTATAATCGTATTTAGGAATATCTTAATAATGATTTTACTTTCTGAAAAACATATCCCCGGATATTGAGCGTGCAGTATCATCACCGGTTAACCGGATGTAACGGAAGAAGTTCTGTTCGGACCGATGGCCGGTGAGCTTCATAATCTCAAATGTCTTCATCCGGCCAGTGAGGTACATGTTGGTAGCTGCAGACCGGCGGGCTGTATGGCTACTAATTAACTCCCATTTTTCATGGGTGACAGTCTTTAGCTTTCCTCCCTGAGTATAGGAATAGGTAATCAGGTCATTTAGTCCGATTTCTTTCATTATCACCTTCAGGTACTTATTGAAGTATTGGATACAAAGCCCACCAGGAATATTACCGCCATATTTCGCAAAGATTTCTTTCACATAATCGTGCGCAGGTACTTTAACGTCTACATTGGTTTTCTTGGTTCGCTTGACGATATATCCGTTCTGGAGGTTGTCTTTTGTCAGCGCGGAATAATCAGAATATCGCAAGGCTGTAAGGCAACCTACAACAAATAAGTCCCGAATGCGCTCTTTAGCCTTCCTCTTATCCTGCTTCTCAAACTTGTAGTAATAGATGCGCGTGATTTCGTTCATTGAGAGAAACACGGCATTCGTATCTTCCAACCGCATATCAATCTCGTCATAAGTCGAGTCAACTGCATAATTATATTGTCCTGCTCTTCGTACCATAGATTGAATTTTTAGAATGTAACCTACTATTGTATTATGTCTTAAGTTCTGGTTCTCCAAGTAGATTATGAAGTCGTCCAAGAATTCAGCAGTCACTGAGTTCGTGAAGATGTCACAATCATATTCTTCTGAGAATCCGTCTATATGCTTAATTATTGCATCATAAACTGCTGCATAGTGTTCAGACTTGCGTCTGCTTCTCTTTTCAAGAACTTCATGCATGAAGTCGGTGAAGTATATTCCTTCTAAAGGCTTCTCCTGCCGGAAGTGATTAATGTAGTCCTTGCGTACCTGGACGGTCGGGACCGGGGAAAATACTTGAAATGTTGCGGCTGTATCATTTTAAGGGTTAATCACTGTTTTACAAAATCGGATTTTCCGATTTTACTTTAGATAAAGCCATCCCGTGTCATTCGGGTGTCGGCTGGCCAGTTCCGATAAGTGCATATCATGGCGCCGGGATGGCTTTGTTACTTATTTGGATTCTTCTAACAAATTCTTTCTTTATTTTTAAGTTATTCGTTAAACTTTGGTATTGGCATCCAGTGGGTAATTCCATATATATCATCTCCTGTATATGCTTGATACCATTTTTCATCAACGTAAAATCCAACCCCTAATGCTCCACTAAGATAATTTGTATAAAATATGTTTTCATCATTATTGGGTAGTCGTTCCTTTACACTTATCCAAGGAGATTGTTCCTTACAATAGCTATATCCACACTGAAAATCTTCCATGCAGTCGGAATGGCGGGAAACGTAACTATCTGCATCAACTTCTTTCAGAACATCTTTCCTGAATTTAGTCTTTTCCGTAGCGTAGTCATACGCTGCTTCTTCTGTCGTTTGCTTCATATTTTTATTCTTTTTTATATTTCATCTCAAACACTTTCTTTACTGCATCGCAGATAATGGCCACAATAGGTATTGCACAGATAAGTGCACAGCTAATCCCTCCCCAATCCATCTTCATATTTGTACTGTTATTCGTTAATATATTGCCATTCATATACAACTTTATCATTGTCCTGTTCCCATTTGTTCGGTCTATCTTCACCCCAAAAATCAGCATAGTATATCACCTTTCCATAGACTTGATAATCAGGATGAATCATTTTGCGTAGAATGTGAGAGTTTGGCTTCGGGAGTTCATCTTTGAAATTACGCCATAGATTTTGCTTCAACTGCCATTCTGCGCCAGCTTGAAACGCCTCTATTAAAGCGACTTTCCCGAAACCGTATATTGTCACTGGTTTTTTTACACTTTCTGAATATTTGCAAGCAGCCTTTAATACAGGAGTATTATTGATTTTTTCTTCTGTTTCGGCAATGATTTCCGCACAAGTTTTCTGTTTCATTTCTATATTGTTAGAAGTTATTCTAAATAGTTTCCAGTTAATCCCCTGAATAGCATAGCAGAAGAGAAAGCCTTTCTTCCATTTTCAGAGACATAAGATATAACCCCAAAGACATCTGCTGTAGAGTATATTTTCCATACCAATAATTTTTCTATCATTTCCATCTTAGTTAATAATCTTTCATTGCTTCAAATACCGGTTTATTTCAACCTGAATGTAATCAGGCGCAATATGACATCGTTCAACTGCCGTTTGCTGTCCTTCTGTTTCTGGAAAGTTACGCTTCCTAATGATAACATCCACTTCCTCGCTACGTTCACGGAGGAACTTTCTAAATGCTTCACCGACAGTTATAGTATCGAAATACCCGTAGAACTTACCATACCTCCCTAGCTTGAAACGGGCAACAAATAGAAGAAATTCTGTCAACTTGATGTAGTGATACTGCCCGACAAACAGCCGTGAAAATTCATTCAGAGCGTCTAAGTCAGCACTTTCTTTCGTCGAAGAGGCAAAATCGATAGTCAATAGTTGAGTTTTTACCCACAACGAAGAAGAATCACATCCGTACATCCGTTCTAAATCAGCCACTGTTGGAGATTTCTCACTATAAGCCTTTTCCAAATCTGAAAGAATAATTGTTTGAAGTGAAGTGGAATAGGCAGATGAAAAGGCCTTAAAGGTCGGGTATCTCTGCTTGATGGTTGATAGCAGAATTTCCCTGCTCGATGGCTGCATATTCGTCAAGGAGCATTCTTGCCTTTGCTGCTTTATCAGCATTCCGATTGTTTTGTCCTTGGATTCCTGTTTTTCCATACTTGATGTTTAACCATTCTTGATAATCACGTTCAGTTCCCGTAAATACAACCCCGGTCCATCCGGATTCAATTGCCCTCTCAATTTGCCTGATGGCAAACTCTTCTTCAAAATTAGAAAGCTTATTAAGTGAAAGCTGCAACGCATAATTAAGCTTGTTTTTCCATTTTGGAGTATTTCGCAAAGTTTCCCAAGCAGACATGAAAGCTATCGAAGAGAAAGGATAAACTAAAGGCTTTACATCTCCCTCTTTTTTTCTGGACTTCTTGGGCTTTTCGGGTGGGGGGTTCTCGTGCGTACGCGCGAGACTCTCTTTGTTTATAGTTTTAATATCTATAATAGGTGGAATTTGCGTTTCATCAGTACCATTTACCGATGATATTACCGGAGTAGCACTTTTATCATCAGTATTTTCATCAGTATTTTCATCAGTACGTAGTACCGAAGATATTACCGTGTTATTTACCGATGATTGAACTCCTTTTATTTGGAAATCATCGGTATTTTCTCCAGTATTTTCATCAGTACCATTTACCGATGATATTACTGATGTTTTCATGTCATTACTTAATGTTGCCAAGAAAGAGTAATAACAGCCTACTCTCTTATCCCTACATGATTCGAAAGATATTAGACCTGCATCTGCAAGTGTTTTGCGTGATTTTCGCAGTGTTTTATCCCATATATTCAATGAAGTACATAAAACTGAGCTACGAGCCTCAAACACATCCTTCCATCCTTTTTCATTGCAAATAGATATTAACTCATAGTAGAGAGCCTGATCTATTGCCGTGAGATAAGTATCATTCCTGACTTTTCGAAGTTTGGATATTAGTTGATAGCTATTCATAAACGGAAATATCTATTGGCTGCACATTCATCAAAAGACTTCACACGCTCTATAAGCCGCTTTTGCCTCTGTCTGAAAGATAAATTATTGTCATACTGATTATGGCATTCCCGACATAATCCAACGATATTAAGAGGATTGATGTAATGTTCAGGATATTCCGACTTTGGAACTAAATGTGCTGCGTCCGACATTGGTTTACCACAGATAGCGCAATAAGGTGGCAATGCTTTCTTTATTCTTGCAACTTCTCTGTTGCGCTGGGCTTGTTTGGTGCTAATCTGTTTCATACGAATAGTGTTTAAATAATAGCTCCCGGATACCGAACCAACGGACACCGGGATAATTTACTTACCATGTTTCATTCGATGGCAATCCTCACATAAAGTCTCAAGACAATACAGGAACTCTAATTCATGCCCAACTATGGAATATCCTGCAATGTCATATACTTTGTGATGGACTTCCAAATTGTATGTCTTACCACACACTTGGCATCTATGCCCATCACGAATTCTAACCTTACGCTTCACCTCTTCCCAATAAGGATTATTCCTCAGGCTCTGCCGATACTTCGTCGGTCGCCCCTTCTTGTGATTCAGTCTGTTCATCTTCTTTCCTCCATGGGCTTTCTTCAATTGCTACTCTATGCCATTCATGGCGTTGGATAGGAACAACCTCGCCATTATCTTCATCCAAGAAGTCTTCGGTCCAGTGTTCTAACCAAACATCCTGACCGTCTTCTTCCCAGACTTCAACAATATTCTCATCCTTACCAAATTTGCGAAGGTTCTTTCTGGTATCCTTCACATCTATATCAGGTAATTCATAACCAAGTGTTTTAAATGCTTCCTGATTCATTTCACCTGAATTGAAAAGGTCATTGTATTCATGCTTTGGTATTTCCTGAACCAACGCCAGACGAAACGCATCATTCACCCATGAATAATACAGGTAATGCCCCATCACAGGAATACGGAAGGTATCAATCATCTTTAAAGGATAATCCTTAATGCCTTTCTTCGCCAAGTTCACAAGGTCTTTGAACTGGGTATGTAAGGCAGAAATCTTTGCCTCAAAGTCTTTCTTCTCAGCATTAAACTTGGCTTTTAAAGCTTCGAACTGTGCTTCAAGTTCCGGAATCTGTTCCTCGGCAATCTCGCCATAGTTCGCACGGATAGTTGAAATCTCATAATCATCCATAACCCGGTTAGCGATTACATCCTTTTCTTGGATGGTTACAAAATGCTCTGATAACTTCTTTTTAACGTCGTCCATACAAACGCAATCAGAGAAAATAACTTCGGGGAATTTTACTGTAGTAGGAAGCTTGAATTTAAGTTCCTCTGGTACATAGTCTTTTAAATCAATCATTGTTTCTTAGTTA